AAGAATACACCGACGAGCCAACAGGTCTACGCTTAACAGTCGAGCGAGACGGTCCGTACAAGGACAATCCCAGGATAACCGTCTTTGCTCCTGAGCATTGTACACTCTCAACTGAGGAAATCAACGCAGCCATACATCGTTTGCTTGCACAGGTAGGGATTACACCACCTGAGCAACCAGGGCAAGCAGCACAGGGAGGGAAGATGTGAGCGAACAGCAGGAAGCATACCAGACAGCACCATCTCAAGAGCAGCCTGTCGACCCGCATACTGCGCTCTACAATCAGGTCTATGGCGGTATTCAGGCTAATACCATGCTCTATGAGCACATCATGGACAAAGTGCTGAAGCTGCTGCCAGGCTCACACGCACAAGCTATTGAGGACGCGCTGAACATGATGTGTGTTTCCCTGAGCAAGACGCCGCTTGAGTCGCTCCTGCTCATTCACGAGTTCCTGCGCCACTATACCAGCATCATGCAGCACGAGGAGAAGGACGAGCAGGTAGCAGAGCCTAGTCCATTCATCGGGAGGGATGCATGAGTATAGATCAGCCCCTCACGCCCGACTTTGCTACCAGGGGAGAGGAGATAATGCATAGTCTCGAAGGCGTAGAAGCGGCCATACAATCTGCCGCGAGGATGAATGATCAGGAATGGCTTGAATGGCTACAGAAGCGACGTGATGAGTTACAAGGACAATTAGCAAAGGAGCAATCATAATGCCAGAAGACACGACAGAGCAAGAAATCTACAGAAAAACGGATGTTGTGACTGAGGGACGGCAGACCTTCCCCCACACTGATATCCATGTAGGGCAAGACGGCGTAACGATCGTAACCTGGCTTTCCCCAGCGCGCTATGATACCCAAATTCTCACCACCGACCTGATGAATGAGCTGAGCCGCCGCTGGGTCATGACGCACCCGGAACTACAAAACGAACTGATCGCGCAGTCACTCACGGTCAAGCGCGGGCAGTTGGCGCTTATCCAGGACATCAAGAGAAGCAGGAATGATTAGAGGTGAGCGATGGCTGAAGGACTAGAAATTGAGGAAGAGGTAAGCGCACTTGACCATGTAGACGCCTGTATGAAGATGCTCGGTATCAGTCTCAACCTACTTGACCCTGATGGCACATTCAAGGGTATGCCTTCCGAGGAGACGCTTATCAAGATCATGCAAGCCGCGAGAGAAGACTATCGGAAGCTCTCAGATGCTATCCTTGCGCTGAGAGATGAAGAAGAGGAAGATGAAAATCACCTCGACTTTGCTGAGCACTTGCCACCCGCCGTTTGGAAATCTTCTCAGGCGCGTATCTGCTCACTGACAGCGGCGTGTCTCTCCTGTCATGCTGAGATGCATGGCGAATGGCAAGGCGAGCCACCGCATACGCTAGTGTGCCCCAGTTGTGGAGCATGTCATACCATCGAAGAGAGGTTACCATGAGCAAACCACCCGCGACACCCAAACCACAGCAGAACACTATCGTAGTTCTCAAGACAACTTTTATTGCGGAGGTCATCAAATGGGGCATACTACAAAACCCTTTCAAGGGGCGATTGCCCCGAAAGACGGAAGTCGTTATGGAGAAGTTGAATAAGCTCTTACCTGAATTCATCGAGACAACGAATATGCGGGCGTTTGTCAGTGAAACTATAGAACAGATACCAGAGATACGGGATTGGAACTTATCTCAAGTCGAACGAGAGCGCGGCGTCAAGGTTGACGATGAAAACAGACCTTCGTTTATGTTCACGAGCAGGTATGATCAGCCCAAACCAGAATATGACTTCATCGATATTGATGCCCTCAAACACAATGTCACACGTTCCCTGGAAAGAGAGGCAGCGGCGTATGCCTAAAGCGACCAATCAGCCCAAACCTACCGCACCCAAGCCGCCATTCAGCGAGGACATCATGCGCCTGGCACTTGCTCGCCTCGCCAGTGTCGCGCACCACCTGCACGGCAACGCAGACGATGATGACCCGGTGGCAATCCTGAGCGGTGCCATAGACGAGCTGCTCCACAAGCGCAATGCTATGGCAGGCGTCCAGCAGTGGATGCAGCAGTGGCTGGCAGAGAATGTGAGGAGGTGACGACTCCCCACGGCTACAAGCCGGGGGCTTCTGGATTGACGCTGGTGTGTCGTCCCACACCGTAGTTCGGTTCATTCACAAAGGCGGGCGTTACTCACAGACCTTTGTATCGAATGGCACACAAACGTTGATACGTTAGTGTTTTTACGCAAGGAAACGGTTTACCTTGCAACCACTGAAGCACTATTCGGTTGTCAGTGTGCAAAAGAACTGGCTTAAGTATAACACATTGACATACACTGTGTCAAGCACGTATACTCTTGGCATGGATAAGAAATCGAAACAAACAACGATGCGGTTTAGTCCGCAAGATATGGAGGCTATCGCACATATTAGGGAACTGTATGGATGTGTGTCCGATACAGCGGCTGTGCGCTTAGCTCTGAGGATAGTAGCAAGGCAGGAGGTTGTCCCATCCCCTGCCCCAAATAAGGAACGCTTTTCATCTCCATGACTAGAAGTCAGGGGCATTCAAGCGATCTAAGAGGTAGATGGTGGTACTTGCAGATACGCCATTTCATAAGGACTCGGATAGAGGCATGAGCCTTGCCGAATGGCAGGATTGGATTGTCGATCTACTCATCAAAAAGCACGATGAGGGGCTCTCTGACAACCAACTCCGCGCCATATTTGCGGCAGAGTTTGATAGGCGGTTTGGAAATCAAGAAATTGAAAGGAGCTACGACTAATGGGTGACACGAAGAAAACCGGCTCGTTCAAGGGCAAATCCAACGCACTGGGGCATGGTGGCCGTGCCGCACAACTGAAAAGTCAGGGCGTCCCCGGTGGCGTGATCGGTGCGATTGCCAGGAAGAAGGGCGCGGCACCTGGGCAAGCCCACTATCATGGCGGCAAAAAAGGAGGCAAGAAGGGCTAGATTTTCTCCAACTAATTATCCGTAGATAATGTGTGGTTATTGACAAGTAGATAGAGGATAGGTTACATTTAATGCCAGAAGAGAATACCTCCCCAGGCGGGACAAGCGCGACGCAGACACCGCCTACGCCAGCGATTGGCAATGCTTCAGGGAGCGCGACGCCCCCAGCGAAGCCTGATACCACGCTTGAGGAAGCGTTGAAGCGTATCACCGAGCTTGAGAATTCCCATAAGAATGCCACGGAGGAAGTAGAGCGGCATCGCAAGAAATTGACTGCCTACGAAAAGCAGGAAAAGGAACGCGAAGCACAAGTACAAGCGGCTAAAGATGCAGAACTCGGTGAACTTGAGCGGGAAAGAAAACAACGCACAGCAGCAGAAGCCCGTATCCAGCAGCTACAGCAGGAGAACATTGTAGAGAAAGTCATTAATGCGGCACACAAGAAGGGCATTATCGACCCTGACCTTGCTGCACTGGCTATTCTACAGGACAAGTCACTGCTTGATGAGAACGGGATGCCAACGGATTTAGATAAAGCATTGGACACCCTGATTAAAAACAAGCCCTACCTTGTCCCTCCGGAGCCTGCTGAACCTGCACCGTCGCCCGCCCAAACAGCGACACCGCCTGCGCAACAAACGCCTGCTATCCCTGCGATGAACCCAGGACGGTCAAGCATTCCTGGCCCTGGTGGCAATACCCCTGGCAGGATACCGCAATGGAACGAAGTCTTTAAGCGTCCATAGCGAACAATCGAACATTGAACATCGTCTTTTGTATCTCGTCCCGAGTGCCTTTCGAGAGGCTTTCTGGAGGGGATGATAGGAGAAATAGCATATGGCTATTGGAGCAGGAACTGTCACCCTTGCCGATTACGCATTGATGAGCAACAGCCCATTAATACAGCGGGTGGCCTTTTCCCTCATCGATAATGGGAGCGTCCTACAGGACATTCCATTCATCACGAAAAAGTCCCTCATCGTGAACGGCACACGCTTTGAAGGCAACCTTCCATCCGTCAACTGGGCACAGCTCAACGCCGAGGGTGTCACCACCAAAGGCACGCCAACGCCCTGGCAAGAGCAAGCGTACCTCATCCGCAACTACATCGACGTAGATCAGGTGCTCGTCGAGGAAGAGAACGCGATCACCGACCCGCGAGCTATCCAGCTCGCGGCTTACCTCAAAGCCGTCACGTACGACTTCAACTACAAGTTCATCAAGAACGATCACATCACGGGTGACGCTAACTCGGTCGTTGGTCTCAAGTACCGTATCGCCAATGGCTCAGCAGGATACGGCGTGCGTTCCGAGAACCTGATCAACGGTGGCGGTCTCGATCTCACTCAGGCTGCTGCAACCCAGGCGACGGCTAATAAGCTGCTAGAACTGCTCGATCAACTCCTGTGGAGCGTAGACAACCAGGAAGGTACTGGCGTCACCATCTACATGAACGAAGTGTTCAAGCGCCGTTTGCCCTTCCTCGCTCGCCTCATGGGTACCAGCGGAGGTTTCAAAACCACGGAAGATCAGTTCGGGCGCACCATCGACAAATACAAAGGTGCGACACTGCGTGATATCGGCTACAAAGCCGACCAATCCACCAGGATTATCACCAACACTGAGACCTCCGATGGCTTGCTCGACACGACCAGCACCTACACCTCACTCTACGCAGTCAACTTCTCCGATGATCACTTTGGTGGCTGGCAGTTTGGCCCGCTACAAGCTCAGGACTTGGGTTTGATAAATAATGGAGTGATCTATCGCACCAACATAAACTGGGTTGTCGGTCTCGCCAATAATAGCAATCGATCTTTAGGTAGAATTTACGGACTGAAAATGAGCTAATAGTTTAGGGGAAGCGGGCTTTCCATCCCTTCGTTTGGTGAGCCCTTCCCTTAGCTACATTCAAGAGATTGGAATAACTAAGAGAATGTTCCTTGCAGAATTTGTTGATACCAACAATAGTTTGCTCTACCCCTTCTGGGGAGGTAACGATAAGCGTTTGCATACGCCAGGTTTGACTGGCACTCTTCTTGGCACGAGTAACTTCACTCTCTTCACGCCCAAGCAGAGATATGCTTCGCTTCTTTCTGGTTGTCTCACTCTGCTTGGTACCAAGTTTAGCCATTTTCATATGTTCACGGGCTTCGCCGCTCACAGGATGCCTAAGGGTTGCGGCGCGCATCGTTCCGGAAAATTGCGAACCGCGCTTCTTTCCTTTTTGTCCTGCTGTTCGCCTATGGATAAGCTCTTCACTCTGCTTCTTGCCAAGGTTGGCAAGCTTCAACTTCTCACGAGTAGAAAGAGAGACTTCCTGGCCCAAACGAGAACCAGCCACGCGGTCGATATTGAACCCGCGATCATCAAAGGGGCGGAGCTTGTTAAACCAGTACTGCTCTCGTGCCGTCAACAGTTCAGGCAGCAAGACGTATTCCAGCACCTCAAAGGTGAACGTATCAGGGCCGTACTTATTCCAGGCTCTTTGCAACTTGGGGTTGTTGTGAGTGTTGTGAAAGAGATAGTGACGATGCACTCGCCATCGATTTTGCAGGTTGACGGCGCTGCCAATGTAGAACTTGCCTGTAACGGTGCAGGTAATACGATAGATACCCGGAGTGGACGGAATGTCAGAGGACATTTTCTAAACCACCTTTGTTTAGTCACCTTATCTTCTTTGGTTGCCAGGATGGTAAGGTGTCCCATCTTTTCGGGTGGGGTAATTACTCCCTCCCTAGGCAACACATCTATTATATATTCTTTCAGACCGCTTGTAAAGCGGAAGGAAGGGAGATAGGAACCATGCCAAAGAATGATTTCGGCCTAGAGGAATACAAGGCGCTGCATGGACAGGTGGAGGAACTTTCCCTCCGTGATGTCCATCTCGCCCGTATCCTCGATGCCATGCTTCTTCAGGTGGCGCACTTGTCCGGCCTCGACGCTGAACAGGAGCTTGCCAAAGAAGAGGAAGAGGTCCGTAAGGAAGAAGAGCGAGCGCACCAGCAGACCCTCAAAGAAGAGGAACATACTCAGAGACAAGCCCGCGCGAAGGAGGAAAAGTAAATGCCAACTGATGCTTTGTTAACCGGACAAGCCCTTGTGACTAAGACGGCCACGTTCAACTCAACCGGCGTTGACCTGGTGACTGGCACGCCGCGTCGCAGTCTCAAGATGCGCGTCATCTACAAGAATGCTAGTACCTCATCGGGCGCGGGCTCGGTGACGTTCCGTGTCACTGAGAGTAGCGATAACTCGACCTTCGCCGGCATCATGCAGCCGACAGAGGCGACGATCACGCTTTCAACGACAGCAGCCAGCGGGGAGATCTTCATTCCCTTTGAAACCAGTAAAAGATACGTTCGCCTCGAATTATCGGCCATTTCAGGTACTGGTGCGACCGTGGACTATATCGGGGATATTAGCCTCACTCGACCGTAGTTTGTCCTTGCATTGATTGAAAGGAAGCGCACCCAATGGCTGTGAGAAATTCTATGGCGGCTCTCATCTTGCGGGTGCGTGACATGATCAACGACCCGCAAGGTGCTAGTCAGGTTTGGTCAGATCAGGCAATCCAGGATACCATGGATGAGTCGCGTGTGGACTATGGCAACGAAGCACTGCAAGGGGTTCCCAGCTTCTCAGGTGCGACTATTCAGTACCTCGACTACTATCACGATTTGGGCGGCTGGGAGGATGGGATGGTGCTGAAGCAATACCTGACTCAGATCGTCACGCCTACCACAAGCGAGCCGATAGCCGGACACTGGTCATTCTCAACAAGTAAGTTCCCGCCGATCTACATTACTGGCAGCTTGCATGATATCTATCGTGCAGCGGCTGATCTCTTAGAGCGTTGGGCAGCGAAGTGGGTACTCTCTTATGGCTTCTCAAGCGATGGGCAGTCATTCCAACGCCAGCAAGCAGCAACGATGCTACAGGCACTGGCGAAAACCTACAGGCAAAAACAAAGGCCACGCATGATTATCGCAACGCGCTCTGATCTCACAGCTAAAGAGCAGACATTGGATAATGCCCTTGCCGCTCATGCTATCGACTATATGTC